AAAAGATGCAAGAGGCACCAGAAGACGAGAAGACTTGGGGTTTTGTATACGAAAAAATGCGCCAAGCCATGCTCATTGATAGAAGTTATGAGCCCGGTCTTGAATACTTCATGAACATCGAAGAGATGTTCAAAAGAATGGAAGATGTGTTCGTAGGCAAAGAGAGGTTTACATCAGGATTTCCATCTATTGATAATGCTCTGACTGGAGGTGGTTTATTTATTGGTCAGATAGCAAGTTGGATTGGTTTGCCCGGTACTGGAAAGTCTCTTGCTCTTGTAAAGGCTGCTGTTGAAAATGTTCTTTTGGGACACAAGGTTCTTTACATTACATTGGAAATGGATGAACTTGGTATTGTTCAGCGTTTTACAAGTCAATTTGCGAAAAAGGACATCAATAACCTTAGGCAGATGAAAGAAGAAATCAAAGAGACGATAGAAGAATTCAAGAAAGACAAAGTTGATCCTAACCTTTTGCATGTCAAACAATTTCCCGGTGGCCAACTTGATGTCAATGGCATCAGAGCATATATGGCACAATTAGAGCTTCGTGGATGGAAGCCAAATGTGCTTATTGTTGACTATGTTGGCGAAATGAAAGATGATCCTTCCGTCAAGAAATATGAATCTGCATATCGTATTCTTCGTGATCTAAGGGGATTTGGTGTTGAAAAAGGACATGTAACATTTACATGTGTGCAGCCAAATCAGACTGCGGCAAAGTTGGAAATTGGGCAATATATTGACGAATCCAATATCGGCACAAGCTTTGACCAGTTCAAGCCATTGGATGCTTTTTGGTCAATTAACCAACAAGTTCTCGAAAAAGATGCTGAGGTTGGAAGAATTTTTGTCATTAAGCACAGAAATGGTCGATCAAGATTTAGCTTTAAGATTGGATTTGATTATAAGATTGGTACATTGGACATGTTTGAAATTAGCAAGGATACATATCGTGAGCGCATGAACTTAGTACAAGAGAAGAAAGCGGAAGAAGTTACTATGGACAATGTGGGCGATGCTTCATCCGGTGGAAAAAAGCAGCGCAGCAAGAAAGGTTTCAATCCAGAAAACGACACATACGAGGCTTAAAATGGCAAAGTTCAAGGTTTTCGAGAATATTCTCAATGAGTATGTCAATCATCCTACTCAGGTTTTCGTAGAAGAAATTGAGGCTTCTTCTCCAGAAGAAGCAATTCAGTTTATAAGAATGATGCATCCAAACAAGGGAATGTTGACAGTTAACGGTCAGCAATACGAGGGGTAAAAATGGCTAATGAAGCACCTATTGAAAAGGTGTCGGTTGTTGTTCAGGGTCGAAGAATTGTTCTTGACCCTGAAAACATGAAGTATAATGAAAATAATTTGCCTGAATACATGAGCAAGGAATACGGGTGGATAGATTATTTAGGCAAACAGCTTGAGTATGCACAGAAAGAAGTGCTTTTGGCTGAGATTGATGCCGAGTCAGTTTATAGTTCCAAATTCATGGAATCTAAGGACACCGGCAATTCAGACAATTATGCCAAGGCTTATTCCAACAGTCATGTTGATGTTGTTGCTGCCAAAAAAAATGTTGTCGAGCGCAAAGAAGCTGTTGGTCATTTGAGGGCACATCTTGCTGCTTGGAGCAAGAATCATGAAAATGCCCAGAACAGAGGTCATACAATCAGAGCCGAAATGAAGGTTTTGAATCGTGACATTTATGAAACACCAGAAGAAAACAAAAGTGTTTCTTTTGAGGAATATCTTAAATCAAATTGACAATTATTTCCATTTTTGTCACAATCTTTCATACGCAACTGACAACCATGGAAGGGGTTAAAAATGTCTGAATCCACTATACGCTGGCTTCGTCAAAGTGACTTAGAACAAATAGTAGAGATTGAAGAACAGACATTTCCCCATCCTTGGGATATGCAAGATTTTGAAATTTGTCTTAGAAAGAAAAATGCATTTGGAGTTGTGCAGATTCTTGATGAAAAAGTCATAGGTTATATGATTTTTCAATGCACATCCAAGTCATACAACATACTCAGCATTGCCATTGATCCAAGACATCAAAAATGTGGAAATGGCAGGAAAATGATTGAATATGTTAAAAATAAAATAAGAGCATCAACTGAAGGTCCAAAAAATCAAATTATTTTGATTGTAAGTGATCAAAACCTTGTTTGTCATAAATTCTTGAAGTCTCTTGATTTTGTTGCCACTAAAATAAACAAAGACTATTTTGGACCAGATCATGATGCTTATCATTTTGTCATGGACATGAGAGATCAGAAGAAGATTAAAGTAAAAAAAAAGGGAAGGACTGGTAAGGTAAAAGATGTCGATAAAATGGAATAAGTGGTTTTTGGGTCTAGCCGAATACATTTCGACAGCATCTAAAGACCCAAGCACCAAGGTTGGAGCGGTAATTGTCGATGATGATAGAAGAGTTGTTTCAACTGGTTACAATGGCTTTCCAAGAGGCATACAGGACACCGAAGAAAGGCTCAACAACCGTGATTTGAAATATTCCATTATCGTTCATGCTGAGAGGAATGCTCTTCTTTTCGCAAGGGGATCAGTCAAGGGATGCACAATATATACTTATCCAATGATGCCATGTTCAGTTTGTGCTTCGATGATAATTCAATCTGGAATCAAGAAGGTAGTTTCTCCAAATAGCGACAATCCAAGATGGAAGGATCATATAGAGCTTTCTTTGGTTCTTTTTAGGGAAGCGGGAGTCGAAGTGGAATTCGTTGACTAACAAGACCATATTTTCATTTGTTTTTCGTATTTGACAATTTGTTTGCAGTAGAAATTAATTACTTGTTTTTTCAAGATGTTTTTCCATTCATTTCTTCCAATTTGTGTTGTTATGATTGGCTTGTTTTTATTTGATATTTGAATTTGCCCATAACCTAAGGCACCGATGCTTAGGCAATTCCAGTCTAATTCCCAAATTGGAATAATTTTAATTTCTGCTATTTCTACTTTTCCTTCTTTTCTTTTGTAATCAATAAATATGTAATTTAATGTTAGTTCTTCATCCTTGAGTAATTTTATCAGTCTTTTGACTGAAATTAAATTAGGCATAGAAAAGCCTGATTCGTTGATGTGATGCGACTTTATGTCGAATAAGTGTTTGATTTTATCAACAGAGATGGAAAAGTCGTCTACTGATTTTTTACTTTTTGATTTGGTGAATTGGGCCTGATATTGATTTGAGATTATTTTTGATGAAAGGTGTTCAATCATATCTCCGACAGCACGATGAGAAAGAGATTCATCTGCCATAAAAGGAAGAAGATGAGAATGCAATAAGTTTTGTATGTCTTGATTCAAATTCATCAAATAATCCATCTTTTTTTAATTTTAAGTTTTATGATTCGTGAATTCCAGTTTTTTGGTTTTTTCAACAACTTTTTTGAATGATTGCATGATTTGTTGGCTTGTTAATTCAGTCATGCATGGTTTGACATTTTGCTTTGATTTTGGGCATTGTATAAACATGAAGCATGGTCCGCATTCCCAGTCGCCATTGTCTTTGTGTTTTTGGACAAGTTCAAAATCAAAGTATTTGCCGTAAACTTTTCCATTTGTGAAAGAGAAAATACCAACTAGAGGTTTTTTCAATGCTCCTGCTATGTGGAATGTTCCTGTGTCGATTGAAATTACATATTCTGCTGCTTCAACAAGACCTACCCAAGACTCTAATTCGATGTTTATAAATTGTGGTATATTCATCATTTGGAATATTTCGATTGATGAATCATGAATTGTAAAAACAAAATATCCTTCTTCTTGTAGAAGCTTACATGTTTCGTAAATTTGTTGATCTGTAAGGCTTTTTGCTTGTCCGAATTCACAAGTTGTTGATTTGGTGACGAATAATACAGTTGGGAGTTTTTTATCGTTAATTGAATTGAGTGCTTCTTTATATATTTCAATATTTTTTGCTTGAAGGTGACATTTGTGATTGTTCAGTTTTACTCCACAATGTCTTGCCCATATATCGCTTCTGTGTAGAGTATTTGATCCTAAGTGCATGCTTTCGTGTACTCTGCATGCAGTACTGATGTCATATATGATTCCATATTCTCGTTCTTTTATTTTTTCAATTGGGATTGTTTTTGCAAAAGGTTGATCTGATGCCAGTTGTAAGTATTTTTGAGGACAGCAATAATGTAAATCAATTTCTGAAAATGTTGTACTAAAATCTTCAAACATCATCCTTTGCATGACGATGTCACCATGTCCTCCGTATTTTCTTTTAATTAGAACTTTATTGCGACGAATGAAGTGTTCCTTCAATGTAATTGGATTTATTTGTTTTTTCTTTACATAGCGGAACATAAATATGGTGTCTCTTCCGTACTACCTCAATTTATTTCAATTATAAATGTTCAGGATGTCTGTATGGATACCAGATCATTTTGAAGTAAAAGAAAGACCCAATACAGGAGCGGGATGCTTTATGGCAGCGTTCAAGGGAAATTCCAAAGTTTATGCAACAAACTTAGGTTGAGACAAGGGGGCCAATCGTGTTGATTAAGCCCCCTGATTCATAAATGTCTTCCACTTTGACAATGCTGAACCTATAGTCTGATCTATGTCCAAATACTTGTATTCTCCTAGTCTACCTCCAAATGTAACATCGTTGTGATTTATTTTCAGATTAGCATATTTGTTGTAAATGAAACTGTTCTTTTCATCCCTTATTGGGTAGTAAGGTTCAGGATGGTCTTTGAATGATATTGGTATGTCAAAACTCACAACTGTTTCTTCTTTTTCTTGATTTTTTGTTTCATAATGTTTTGGCGTTTCATTGTGGAAATGCTTGTGTTCAATGCTTCTGATGTATGGTTTTGATCCATCTACATGGTTGAAAACTGCCGTTCCTTGGTAGTCGCCATAGAATGTCTTGTGTTCAAAAGTTAAAGTGTTGTATTCCAAGAATCCGTACTCATAATCGTAAAATTTATCTATTGGTCCTGTGTAAACAAGATGATTGGCGTAATCTCTCCATTTGTTTCTCATGGTGAAAAAGTCAACTCCAAGATTGATATCGATTCCATCAAGCATTTTTCTAATTGTTTGGGAATATCCTTCTTTTGGCATTCCTTGATATTTTGTTGTAAAATAATTTTCTTCGTAAGTTAGTCTTATTGGAAGTCTTTGAATGATGGAGGCAGGTAGTTCGGATGGTTCCTTTAGCCATTGCTTTTTTGTGTAGTGATAGAAAAATAAATCATAAATTTCACGACCAACCCTGTCCAAAGCCCATTCTTCAAAGTTTCTTGGATTATCGCAAGGAATTCTTACTTCTTGCAGTTTTCTTTGAGCATCTTCTGGTGTGACAACTCCCCACAATTGGTGAAGTGTCATCATGTTGATTGGGAAAGAGAAAACTTTGCCTTGAGACAAAGCCTTGGGTTTGTTGATGTAAGGAATTATTTTTGTGAATTTATTGATGAATTCCCAAACTTCTTCACTTTGAGTGTGGAATATATGCGCTCCATATTCGCTAACCAATATTCCGTTCTGCCATCTTTTGTCATAAGTTGCTCCAGCAATGTGGTTATTTTTGTCTATGACAAGGCATTTTTTTCCTGCATCTGTTGCCTTGCGGGCAAAGGTAGAACCGAAAAAACCAGATCCAACTATGAGAAAATCATACTTTGCCATTATTTTTCCTCTCTGAGATAATCGCTTATACGACCAGCAAGGTAGGCATCGCAATATTCTTTTTGTGAACTCCATCCAAATTCATAATGTTCTTTGTTGCCTAAGAAACCTGTAACCCAAAAGTCGATATTATTTTCCATTCTGTATCCCCAAGAGGTGAATGTTTTTACTTTTGCGGCTGGTCCCCATATGGCGCTCCAACTATCACAAGCCAAAACCAAATCTGCTTCGTAAATTGTAAAAGCCAACGATTCCAGAATCGACCATGAACCTATTTTGTTAATTGTCTTCTCTATTGTTTCTTTTTTCATGCATGATTGATATGGATCGTTTGGTCCTCCAACCATCAATATTTTGAAACCTTTTTCATGAAGAATGTTTACACATCTATCCCATGTAGGCACATACCAGTCCAAAAACTGCTGAGGCTTCATCTCAAGGCTTACTGGTTGCAGAACTGCAACTTTTTCATTTTGCTTTTTTTCTGGTATGTACTTTCTTAAATCAACCCATTCCTTGATGTCATGACTGTTACGAAAGTTCATTGGCTGGAATATTTTACAATTATATTTTTTACTGAAATAAAATGAACTGTCATTGTCGTAGTCGATGTCATATTCAATTTTTTTGATGAAATTACAAGAATCAAGAATTGTCTTAACATTTTGGCAACTTTTTTTCACTTTGCCGTGCGATTTGAATATTGGGGATGTGTGGACGATTGTTGATTGGAGATTTCTCTCTTTCATTGCGATATTGGCTCTGCACAGGTTAAGTCCTGTATCTCCAATCGCTCCTGTTTCAAAGTAAATATGTAGGTCTTCCATTACTCTGATAAAGTTTAGGAGTGCAAAAAGTGATACATGAAACAAATTGAACTCGAATATTTGAAAAAAAAAGTTGATGTCGATCTAAAAAAACAACTCATAAGCGGTCGTGTTTTGCTAGACAGATATTGCATGATTGATGAGTTATCTAGAAAATCGCCTTCTTATTGCGATCCTAATTATGCTGGATTTTACTATCATTTGGGTAAGTATATTTCTCCAAACAGTTTGATGGAATTTGGTTTTGATTTGGGTCTTTTCTCTGCGTGTTTCATGATTTCTTGCAAGACCGTGAAGAATTATTTTGCATTTAGGGAGAGCGATGGTTCTTTCTTTTCAGAAAGAATTGGTGCTAGGAATATAAGAAGATCATACAAGGGTAATTCAAAATATCACTATGGTTCTATTCATGATGATGTTTTTGACAAAGTTTTTGAAAATAGATGGGATATGGTAATTTTTTCTGTTGAAGAAAAATACGACAAACAACTTCAGTATTTTGAATTTGTTTGGCCTCACTTAAATGAAAATGCAATAATGGTTTGTGACAACATAAGAAGAAATCAGGCTACCAAAGATGCATTTGAGGCATTTGCGTTTAGCAAAAATAGAGAGTCTTGTTTCTTCAACACAAGGCATGGAACAATGATTTTGCAAAAATAAATGGCTATTAGACTAATTTATTATATTGGGCAGGAGGGTTATCGTGGGATTTGAATGCATATATCACTATCATGAAAAAGTTGATGGAGATTACGATAGGCAGGAAACGAAAACCTTCAAGAAAAAGGTTGGCGATCCATTTGATGATGTTAGTTTGGAAAGGTTGGCCGCTTCAATTATGGCTCAGATGGCAAGAAGAGACATTTGGATCACGGATGTCGAAATTTTTGAGTTGAGCAAAAAGGCCGTAAGCTTCAAAGAATCAAAAGGCGGAATCATCATAAAGAACAAAAAGTTTTTGTTTGATGGTGGTGGAGAAGAATCTTTTATAACTGTCGAAGAAATAATTCAAACAAGTCCTTCTCAAAATCCTCAATATACAGTTAGCGAATTTCAACAGGCATCAAATACTTCAATGCCTATTCAGCAATTATCAGCGGCTGCTGTTCATCCTCATAATCAGCAAAAACCTTCTCAACAGACAAGAAAAACAGTTGACCAGATGGTTTATTTGCCTGAACCCATGCATTTGCATACAGCCAAACAGAAAAACCTGCGTTTTACTGTCAACAAGAGGTATCCTATTTTTGAAAAGCGCCCATCACCAAATGGGGGAGAGATTTTTGTCACTCAAGATGACACAGGAAGAGAACAAATGGTTTCGGATGTTTACTTTGTTCCAGCAAACATCAACCTTATTGCGGACAGAGAGCTTGGTTTTAGTGAAACCAAAGAAGAAAAAGATGGGGGCAACCTCTATTGGGGAAACGCAGCAAGAGATCCCGGTATGCCTGATTTAAGAAGGAAATAATGACATGTCATTATCAAGAAAAGATATTCAAAAGAGAAAAGAGCGTGAGAACGCCGTCAGGAAGAAGGTTCTTGATAGGCGTGAAGAAATACGCAAAGAAAGGAAACTTGTAGAGGATGAAAGGAAAAAGGATAAAGAAATGTTTCTCCTAGAACATGGACATATTCCAGCCGCTCTTCCCGGCAACCCAGAATTGGCAGAAGCCAAAAAGGCAGAAAGGGAAAAAAAAGTGAGCGAAAAATTAAAACGAAATCTAGCCATCTTGAAAAATCTTGAGCAGGAATACGAACAGGAACAAGCTGCAAGAACCAATTTGAACAGCCAACTTGAGGAAGAAGGATACCATTCCATGAAAGAAAAAATGGATGCCCTTCACGCCAAAGCCTTGAAAATGCAAAAGGTAGTGGAAGACCTCGATGAAGCAGCAAGCAAATCAGGCAAGACAGAAGACTCTTTACAACAAAAATAAAATTTTCAGATTTATATCAATTTTTGGGCCTCATCTGGTGATAATAGGTTTGTGACGGCATCATCACCGTCACATTACTTTTTACCATGAGGCTACTATGTCACTCGACTTTGAACCACTTGATCTTTCTGAAATTAACAAAGAGGCACAACGAGTTTCCGAGGAGGCCACTTCCAATGCCGGAGGAGGTGATTACCTTGAGAAATTCGTCAAGATGCCAGATAGGGATGGCTATGTCATGCTCCGCATTCTGCCTCGCAAGAAAGGCGGAAGCGTATGGTGTGCCACCCGTGTTCACACCCTTTCCAATCCAGAAACAAGGCAGAAGAAAACCTATCATTGTCCACGCAAGTTGACAGACAGCGACAGGGGTGGTCCACCACGCTGGCTTGGAGATTGCATTATCTGCAAGTATTACAGCGACTTGTGGCAAAGGTCTGAGAGTCTTTCAGGCAAGGCTCAGGAAGAATTGCAGAATCAAGCCCGTGCAATCAAGCCTGTCGAAAGATATTACTACAATGTCATCGTTCGTTCTGAAAAGGACAAGGATGGCAATATCAAGAAGAATGTTGGACCCAAGATTTTCTCTTGCGGCAAAACCACTCATTCCAAGATTATTCGGGCTATGAAAGGTGATGAAGCTGCTGGCGAAAAGCCATTGGGAGACATCACTCATCCCAAGGATGGTCGTGACTTCCGTGTCGTTAAGAAGGTTGTCAAAGGTGGTGGTGGTATGGAATACCCCAACTACGACAACTCTAAGTTTGAAGACCAGTCTCCCGCTGGTAGCTTGGATGAGTTGAAGAGTTGGCTTGATAGCCTTCACGATTTGCAAGCCTTAAGGGCAATCAAGTCTGTGGATGAACTCAAGCATGCTCTCAAGGTTCACTTGGGAATGGTAAGGGAAAGCTCGAACTCAAATGACAGCGATCTGAGCGAGTTCAGAAATACAAATCCAGTTAAGGCCAAGCCTGCTGAAGCGATTCGTGAAGAACTTGTAGTAAGCACAACTCCTGTTTCCAAGGAAGAAACTAAGGAAAACGAGGATTTGGCTGATGATGACTTCCTAAAAGAACTCAATGGTATGTAACCCAAATAAGTACTGCCCAGATTTTTGTCTGGGCAGTACTTATTTTTTCTTTCACTTACGAATAAAGGAAGGCAGACCATGGCTAAGAAAAAGGCATCTGAAGGCGTTGATGATAGTTTCTTTTGTGATTTGGCAGAGGAAACAGGAGGCGATGTCCTTGATCAAATTGATTCAGTTAAATATTTCGTGGACACTGGTAGCCTAGCTCTGAACTATATTTGTTCGGGCAAGTTCATTACTGGTGGAATACCCGGTGGCAAACTCACCGAAATTTATGGTCCAAACAGTTCATCAAAGTCTCTTTTGGGTGCCAATATTCTTTTCGGCACACAGAAGATGAAAGGAGTTCCAGTCCTCATGGACTGCGAAAACAG